GGTTCAGCAGGTTCAGCAGGTGCTTCAGCATATGAAGGTGATGAGGGTACTGGCTCTGGCGGTGGAGCAGGAAGTGCAGGAACAGCAATAGACAATAACGGATTTACAAGGACAGGAGATTAAAATGGCAAGAGATTTTTATGCTGATATGGCAATAGGTATGACTCCTAGAAACCAAGTTTCAGCTCAACAATTAGTAGACCGAAATTTAGGTGAGAATTTTGTAAATTCTGCTGTTGGCTTTGGCAAAGGTTTATACGGTAACAAACTTGCTAATGACAATGTTGCAAATATGCAAGGCTTGTATGATAAACAAATAGCTGCTGCTAGACCGGGAAGTATCGCAGGTGGTATTTACGGTGATACAAGCTACAATGCTGATACCAATACTTTGAACTACGGAACTAATGCTCAGACACAGGGCATGTTAAATTCTTTGTATGACCAACAAACAGGTTATGCTAATCAATTAGCAAACTTTAATAAAGACCCTATGGCTCTTGGTCAGTATATGTATGACCTTAAAAGACCTGCTATGCAGCAAGCACAAGACATACAAACAAATCAAGCACTAGAGCGTTTACAAGCCACAGGCATGCTTAGTTCATCTTCTGGTAACCAGTTACAAGGTCAGTTAGCACAAAGTCAAATGTTAGCCAATCAAGAGGCTTTAGCACAAGATATGATGAATGCACAAAATATAGCAAATGCTATACAAGATAGACAAACTGCATCTATGGCTGGTATAGGCGACATTAATTCAGCTATGAACTCACAAGCACAAAATGCTATAAACATGGGTAAGAATATTACACCACCAACAGGTATGAACACAGCTTATCAAAACCAGATGAACACTAAAGCTAAAACAGGTGGTGGCTTGGCTGATATTTTAGGAATGGCAGGAAATGCAATTGCACCGGGTATTGGTGGTTTTCTCGGTAAAGCAGTTGGCGGATTATTTAGTTAGGAGATATTATGGGAATGTATGACAACTTACTTGCACAAGAAAGACAAAGAGTAGCTACAGAAGCAGCAAATATGCAAGGAAGCGGTAGTGTTTATCTTGCTGCTGAAGGTGCTGAACAAATGCGACAAGGTATGCGAGGTATGCTTGGCATGGAAGAACCTGTAATTGCACAAGAACAAGCAAGAATGGCACAAGAACAAAAATTAAAATCTTTATTGCAAAAATACTCTTCTATGAATACTCGTGAAGATTATATGAATGCTATTAATGAATTGTTTGCAAATGGCTTTACAGAACATGCTGCTAAAGTACAAGAAATGATGGCTAATCTTCCAGAAGAGGAAAAAGAACCAGAACTTAGCACTAAAGAAAAAACTATGGAAATGGCAGAACAATTTCATCAATGTGCTATTGATGCTGGTGGTTGGAGAAAATCTGATGAAGCATGTAAGGCTGCTGTTAAAAAGACATTTATTGAGATGCAAAGAGGTACTGCTGATGAAGCAGGAATGATAGAGGCTTCTAAATTAAATTCTAAAGCAGTTCAAGGAACACAAACTAAAATTTATTTAGATGCTGGTAATGCCGAAGAATCTTTATATTCTATAAACCAATCTATAGATTTGTTAGACGATATTTATGCTGGTAGTGCTGGCGAAGGGTTAAGTAATTTTAAGAAATTTATGGTTAGTATTGGATTTGCATCTAAAGACGAAAATATGTCAGAAGAAATGTATCGTGTAAATTCCATGAAAGCTGTTTCTCAATGGATTCAAAAAACTAAAGGCTCAATATCAGATACAGAAATGCAAGCGTTTCTTGATGCCTCACCTAGTTTAGCTAATACTAAAGCTGGTAATTTACTTATTTTGCAAACTATGAAAAATTGGGCTGAGTTTCAGCGTGATTTAGCAATTGAGTGGAATAGATGGAAAACTGATGCTGATAAAGTTGCTAGAGCATCTGGCATACCTGTTTCTGAAGTTGATTGGCAAACACATTTACATCTTTGGTATAACACAAGCGGTAAAAAACCAAAAGCCCCTACTGGTTCTGAAATTAAAGCTGCTTTAGAAAATGATGACAATAAAAACATTAGTGATAATGAAGGCGAAGATATATATGCTTACGAGGTCGGAGGTTAATAATGGCAGAAACTAAAACGCATAATTTCACACATCCAATATCAGGTTTTACACTTAAATTTCCGTGGAACAATGGTCAAAAACCACCTGTAGAGGTAGTAAATAATGCTTTTGCAAACATGGATTTTAATGGTGAATTAGTTTTTGATGATTTGACTAAAAATTATAGTTTTAGTAAAAGATACAGTAATGACCTACGACAGCATTATGACGATATTGAAACGCCTGTAGAAGATTTACAAGAAAAAGACTTTGAGTATTGGAATCAGATTGAGTACAACTTAACTAGAGGTGGTAACTTTGCTTTAAAAGATATGTCGCAACTGCCTTTAGCTGAAAGACAAAAAATATGGAGAAGGTTTAACGCATACGATAGAACCAATCCTAGAGGAGATGGTTCAAGGGATTTAGTAGAGCAAGTAAAAGGGGTGGCTGCTGCTTTTGGAACTGACCTTACTAATCTTGCTGGTGGTGGTATTTTTAAAAATGTTTGGCAACAAACAGCAGGTAAAGGTGCTTTACGCTGGATGGTTAGAAATGTATTGTTTCCGGGTACAGCAGGTGCAAGCTGGGCTTCACTTTCAGATGCAGAAAGACAAATTATTGAAAGAAACCTTGTTGATGAGCCATACAAAGAAGATTTTGATTACAGCAGATTAGGTATGAACGCTGTTTTAGGTTTTGCTACTGGACCTGCAGCAAAGCCTTTAGTTTTAGGAGCATCAAAATTTTTCCAAGTTGTAAAAAGCCCAATTAAAACTGGAAAACAAGGTTATGAATCTATCCTTGATATTTTAGGTGCTTCTACAGTTGCTAAAAAAGGTGTAGTGGACGAAGCTGCTGCTGAGTTTGGATTTTCACAGCCAAGTTATATTGGAAGAATACAAAAAAGTTTAGAAGATATTGTTAAAGGGAATAAAGACAATACGCCAAGTGGAGCAGATGCAGCTAGAGCAGCTAATATTTCTTTAAAAAAAGAGTTAGAAGAAGTAGATGAAGTATTTAAAACTAGATACAGGGAAATTGGTGAACTAGATATTAGTGCCAGAAATGTACAGGATTTATATAATAATCTAATAAAAAATGTACCTAAAAATCAATTAGCAAATTTAACATTTTTAATGACTCGATTAAAAACAACACCAAAAAATATTGCTATAAAAGGAGACCAACTAACACCTACACAAGTCATAAGAAGAATGCGTAGAATTATTGGAGATGCTACTTATGACCCTAATAATGCAAATATTAAAACAATCCTTGAATTCCATAATAAAAAAGTTAGACAAGAATTTGCTAAATGGGCTAAAAAAGCTGGTAAAGGTGAACAAGTTAAAGTATTAGATGATGAATTTAGTCAATATGCACAATTAAGTGGTTCTATTAAAAATGCAGCAGAAGAAGAAAGCAAAGCACAAAACTTAATTTACAATTTAGTCAACAACCCTGCTAAATCCTCAATTCTTATAGATGATTATTTTAAAGACATTAAAAAGATTGCTTTGCATTCTGGAAATAAAGACCTTGTAGAAAATCATAAAGAATTATTAAGAAATACTTTGAACGAAAAGCTATTTGAAAGTGATGGGTTTCTTAGATATTTTAAAACTGAATCTGGCAGACAAACTTTGCAAAAACTTTATCCCGGTGCTAATGATATAAATATGAATAGATGGGCTACTATTCTTGAAAATGCAGATGGTAGAGGAAGTGCTGCTGTATTTTGGGGAAGATTAATTGCAACCAGTATTGGCGGTAGCGGTGGTTTTGTGTTAGGTGGTCCAATTGGTGCTGGTGCTGGAATTGCAGCATTAAATAGTTTTTTGAGTAGTCCTGTATTCACAAATCTTGTAATGAAAGCATATTCTAAGAGTGGCATAGATGAAAAAGCTATAGGTAGAATTGAAAAAATGCTTAGAAACAAGAAAGTACCCGAAGAGCAAATACCAATTGTTTTAAGAGCAATAAGAGGTGATATTCCTGCTGCTCAATTAACAAAGCAAAGCGTTTCTAATATGCCTGAAGATACACCGCAAGCTATCGAAGATATGATTGGCTTTGGTTTACCACTAACTGAAAGGACAAGCGATTAATATGGACATAATGAAATATCTTTCTGGCATGTTAGATTACAATCCAAATGTAGATTATGTAGACCAACAACAATTTACTGCTGATGGAACACCAATACCTATAAGTGGCTATCCTTTAGTACAAACTGAGGCAGTACCCAGAATGATGACACCTCCTGAACCTGATAGAGTCTATGAGGCTAATGATGTTGGACAAGAACTTAAAAAAGCACTTATAGCAGGAGCAAAAGAGTTCTTAGGTGGCGGTATGTTTTCTCAGCCTAAAAGAGATACTGGTGGTAGAAATACACCTATAAAAAAATTACCAAGTTTTAAGACTTCTGAAAAACCCGGATGGATGATGGCTGAAGGTACTAATTTCTGGAGTGTTAATGAGAAAGACCCATACTGGCAGACTAAACAGGGTTACGATGAAGCTGTGGCTTTATATGGTTTTAAGCCTGCTTGGGTCAACAACCCTGTAGAGCAAGAGAATACATTTGCTAGTCTTGAGCCTACAGTTATGGTTTCTAACTTAAAGAAATACTTTTAATGGAAGGTATGCTATCAAACCCAATGTCTTTAATACAAGACTTTGAAGGTTATAGAGATACAGGCTACTACGCTACCGATGATGAAAAAGCTAGAGGTATAGTGACTGTGGGTTATGGCTCTACTCACCGAGTAGGTGAAGGTGAAAAAATAACCGAAGAACAAGCCAATCAGTTTCTTATGGAAGATATGATGGAAGCTGAAGAAGCGGTAAATAGATTAGTTAGTATTGACCTTAACCCTAATCAGAGGGCAGCATTAACATCTCTAATATTTAATGTAGGACAAGGTAACTTTGCTAAGTCTAAGGCTTTAGTTGCACTTAACTTAGGTGACTTTGATACATTTAAGAGAGAAGCCTTTGGTGAGAATGATGGCTTTGTCTATAGCGGTGGTGTTAAGCTAGATGGACTCATCAATAGAAGAGCCAAAGAAAGAGATGTATTTAGTGGTGGTATGTTAAGCGTAAATTAGATTTTAGGTACTCTTAACTGCTCCTGCATACTGACTGTTATCTCTCCATTAAGGGCAAGCACTTTAATCATACGAGAGCGTGACATTCCTAATCTTTTAGCTTTAGCAGATAGATATTCTGCATCCTCTTCATCAACCTTAAAGTTGATAACTGTATATTTTTTTTCTTCCATCCCACAAGTATATCGTATAGTATACTCAAAGTCAAACTAAAAGGAATGAAAAACTTGTAAACCCTTGTTTACTCTATCTTTCCGTAGATTGCAACCTTATAATCTTCGGTATGTGGAAGTGTTATACCATGCTCTGCAGCGAGCATATCTATATCACACAAAAAATCTACAAACTCAGATACATTCAAGTCTTTAGTAGACTCAATGCCAAACTTCTCTTTTAGTGTCTTGTGCATTTCTGGTTTAGAATTACCTACCTCCTCTGCGAATATATCTCTCCAGAGAAAGTATAATCGACTCTGAGCATCTGACCTTTTAGGTTTGCCCTCATAGATACAAACTGTTGCTATATCTACTTGTGGGTTTTCCCTGTAAAAGTCTTGTACTAAAGTTTTAAAAATAGCTTCTTTAGGCTCATCTCTTTTTATAACTCTATTAATCATTTAATTTTTTTGTCCAACATACTATCAATTTGGATTTGTATCATTTCTTTTGCTTTACGCAAATCAGTTATTTGCCCCTCACCTTGATTAGCATTTTTCCATCTATATCTAACAAGATATTTAACAGCATTACCAATCGCCCAAGTCATATCTTGGTCAACAATAAAATCTTTAGCTTCTATCGTGCCTTGAGTGTAATGTGAGGGGTTTCTTACTATGTCTTTACTCATTAATAACCTTATTTCATGTGGTTAGTAATGTCTTTATCTAATAATTTCCAAACAATACCAGCAGTAATCAGTCCAGCTAAACCTGCACCGCCTAGAGTCCATACAATATCTAATATAGAGCCTACAACATTGCCAGTTAAAAACGCTACCTTTGAACCAAAGATAATTTGTAAAACAATAGATAAGCTGATTAACTTAATACCAACATCTATTGCACCATCTGCACCATTTTTCATCTTTTCAAACATTTTTTCTCCTTTATTAGAAAAAGCACATAATTAAAGCCGACCGGTCTAAATAGCTTTAATATGAGTTATGTGCTAAAAACACCAACTAAACTCACTTTAGTTTTAAAACATTTTTTTATAATCTTTTACATTTGTTATAAAAATTTAGGACACAGACCTAGCACACTAAATAGTTAAAGCACAATTGGTAGTGGGGCATCTCGCCCGTTAAAATAAGCTTTGCTATGCCCTAAAGTTTTAAAACACCCTCCTTAATCATTATTTTTTGTGTACATATAACTGCTCTAAGTGCCTCATTGTCTAGCCATTCTCTAAGATAAGGCGGACTAACTGACTTTCTACCATCATAAATATCATGACAATTCATACAGGCATACATTATGTGTATATCACTTTGCTTAGTTCCCATGCCACCACCATTAAGGTGTGCTGCCACGACAGTTTCAGTTCCCGGCAAGCACCCTTCTAACCTTAATTGGCAGACTTTATATTGTGCTGACTTGGTATATTTACTCATCTTCTTCATCTTCACTTACCAAATCGCAATGCTCACCACAAGCCATGCAAATATCACTCCACTTTACTCTAGCACCACAACAACTACTAACATATCCATATTCTAATTCAAATTCACCCAATTAATTCCTCCCCATTAAGCACAGCTTTACCTTTAACAATTTCTACAATCTGCACAGCAAAATTACCATTCTTCCAAAAATCTACTATGGCACAAGCATGATTCCAATTGTGGAGTCTGCCTCTAAGCCAAGTATTCTTTTGAGCATTCATGTTTTTAAGACAACCTAAAGACCAAGACGATATAGCACCATCCTGTAATCGAGTCATAGAGTATCTCTGGAGGTCGTGACTGTGTCCGTACATGAGATTACATCCATAGCTTTCTAAATGTTTCTTAGCGTGTGTAGGAGTTACATAAGCCCCATGAATAAACGAGAGTTTGCCTATTGTTAAAACCTCATTGTATTTCTTATAAACAAAACCACGCTCATCCCATTTACAGGCTTCACGAAATCTTAATTCTTCAAGATAGGGATTTTCATCAACAAAAAAATCAAGCCATTCATCATGGTTGCCTTGACATATATATTTTTCTTTACACCCTACTTTAGCAAGTGCCTCATCTACCCTGTCCAGTTCTTTATTTACCTGTGCTATTTCTTTCTCGATTAATGGAAGCTGATATTCTAAAGGTGGTCTTTTTCGTCTTTTCCACCTATGACCAGATACGCTTTCCCATTCACCCACATCTCCGAGGTTGATGAATATGTCTGGCTTGGCTTCTTCTATAACTTGTAAAGCAACATTGACTGCTTTAACACTATGAAGGGGGTAATGTTGGTCTGGAAAAACTACTGCTCTTCTCAAATTAATACTCCAATAAAATTGCTATTTGTTCATCTTCTAAACCTTTGCCACGATAAAATTCTTTAGCCCAATATTTAGTAGCAGAAGATACTTGTTGTGCATCATTACGCTCAAAGAAAGTCATTTTCTCTTCATCACTTGCAGAATCCCACATACCTGCATAATCTTTCTTTTCATACTCTAGTTGTGGTGTAAGTCTTTCTGACTCTCTTTTTTTTCTGTCTATTTCACACACCTGTTTAACTGTTGAAACAAACTCAACAACATTAGGTGGTCTATCATGTTCATCATCAACCCATTTTCTTTTTGCTTCTTCAATAAAATTAATTTGGTGATTGTTTAATTGCTCTAACTCTCTAGCTAATTCTAAAGCTATTTGTTTATCACTAATTTTTGAACTAATAAACCAACCATATCTAGCTTGTGACCACATAGCCACCCCTGCTGATAGTGCTATTAATTCTGGTGTTATTTCTTTTTGATACATTAGGCTACCTCAATGCTTTTTTTTCTTCTATGGCTTGTTGTGCAACAAAACCTAGATACTCATAACTATCTTTGTCAATTTCCTCTCTGTCCAAAACTTCATTCCAACGCTCTTGTTCTAAATATTTAGTTGGACTGATAATAATTCCTTTCTTCCACTTCTTGCTTTCTTCTATCCTTAATAAGACATCAGCAACCAATTCATCAGCCATAGGCTCTAGTTTTTGTTTTTTCCATTTAACAAATGCACCCTTCTTATCTGTTTTGTGTTTTGGGTAAACTTTCCACCATTTTTCAAATCCATCTGTATATGTATTAACTTTATGATTGTTTAAAGTGATAGTATTGGGTGACATTGTGTCACTAGGGGGTGTAACTGTGTCACTAGAGTCAATGCTGTCCTTGTCACTAGGTGGTGACATTCTGACACTAGGTCTATTTATGGTATAAACATTCGATTGGTTATCATTATTAGATAACTTTCTTCTCTCTATTGAAATAAGATTTAACTTGTTTAGAGTATTAATACTTCTAACAGTAGTTCTTCTTGAGCAGTTGGCAAGTTTGGCTATCTTGTCATAAGATGGAAAGCATTTATTGTTCTCATCAGCATAATTTGATAACAATATTAATATTAGCTTGTTGATTGGAGATATGTCCTCAACTGTAACTACCATTGCCATTGCTTCAAAACTCATTCTAGTCCTCTTATTTCAAAGTTAAAATAACCATCGCCCTTCTTAACCACTTTCTTTATCACCTCTGCCTTCATAATTCGTCTATCATCGAAGTCATACTTTTTTTGTAAGATGTCTTGTAAAGGCTTCACAGGGTTATCCCAGTCTGCCATTGTGTTAAGACCAAATTCATACCTCACCTGTAAATCCCCTTCTGGAATTTCGTATTTGTCTGGCAGTAATTCAAGTATTTCTTTCTCATATTCCTTATAAAGTGGTGTTTTAAACCTCTTACCTTGCCAACAAGCATTTACACTAAGAGGCTTTCTATGAATCTGTATCGTCATCTTCAATATAAACTTCTATATAGCCTTTACAATTTTTTTTTAATTTTGGTGTATATTTTTGTTGTCTAGTGTTCCTCATTTTTGGTGATGGATTATTAATCCTATGCCTTGCACATTCTCTTGCTAGAGAACAAGTGGATATACAGGTTTGAAGCATACAATTCCTACTATTACAAGTCTGGTTTTTGTGTTATAATTATTCATGTAAGGATTGTGTACTATAACGGATTTATATAAAATTATGTTTTTAATTATATACACTTTTTTTAATAACGCAACTTGTTTTTAATAAAAATGAATATATTAGGACAAAGAGTTAAGGAATTACGCTTAAAACAGGGCTTTACTCAGCAAGAGTTAGCTGATAAGTTGTCAACCTCTAACATGAATATTGCAAATATTGAGTCTGGTCGTGTCAAAAATCCTAGAAACTTATCTGAATTAGCTGAGATACTTAAAAGTTCTCCAAACTACCTTCTTGGTGGTGAAAGTGATATTCTTAAACTAGATGCTGAAATACATTTATTAGCTACAGACAATGAAGTTAAAAATGATTTTGAGAAAGACTTTTATGTCGTTTCTATAGATAAAGATGAGAAGTTATTTTTGACTGATAATGCAAAAATTGTTGCTAGAGTAAAAAAATCTTTTACTGAGTCAAAATAGGTTAATTCAATTCCTTTTTTTATAGTATTATAGTTCATAATGATAATGATTATTATTTAGATTCGACAGGTGAGAGGCTCTAGACATCTTTAAAAAGCGAGGGCAAATCGACTGATTCTGCAAGCAGCGATTAACAAATAAATACAGAGGATGTAAATCTTACTAGCAGCAAGGGAGAGGTCTCCCAGTTCGCTGCTTTTTTAACAGCTGACTAACAACCCACGAGAGGTTAATCCTAACTACCCTCTTTGAAATGAACATGGAAGATAGGTTTGGATGCGAAACCAGTTTGCTATCTAAAATTAAACAAAAAAAAGTCGTTATGGGGAATGTGTTTTTGATCTTAATAGAAATGCGACACATTCATTTTAGGCTTTGTCGAAGAAGCCACTATAACAAAGTGTGAACAACCACACTTTAAATAATACATATGAGATGGTACTGGTATGAGTAGGGATTCTTTTTTAAGGATTCGATGCCCCATCTATAAGTACAAACCTACGGAGAAAAATATGTTTAACAGTAAGATTAAAGACAGCTACCTAGTAGGTGTTCCTTGGTGGATGTGGTTTTTTGACATCGACCATTTAGAAGAGGGGGTGCTATGTTAGATACTCCTGAAAAAACAACTACAATTTCAACAGCAAAATTTACAGCTTGGTCAAAACATTGTGGTAAATATTATGATTCTTTGACAAATTTGCTAGTTGAAAGTAAGTACATATTATCTAAAGACATAATGACAGCACATGCTCTTGTGACTGATATTCAATTAAAAAGTGAAAAAGTACCTTTTGAGGGTAAGAGTGTTGATATGTCAGATGACCTTTTTCATTGGGTTTCTATGTCTATCAGAGGGCGTGAATTGAGAGATTTATTTGCACCTATAGAAAGATAATATATTTTTAATTAGTACAAGCCAGAGTTTAACTGCTCTGGCTTTTTTTTGTCTACTCTCTTTCATTTAATTAAGGCTTTTTATAAAATATTATTTGACTTTTGTATTTTGATACTGTATCTTGTATTTAATGTTAATTGAAATAGAGGGTAAAAGAATATGAATATGAGTTTTAGAACAGTCTTTGATACACCGGCTTATATGGATGAGCCAGAGCCTTCTGGGGAAAAATGGGAATTAGAGGCTTTTGATGATTTTTGTGACCGATACAAAACAGAGATTGAGTTTTTGGTTGAGGCTAAACAAGGTACAAAAAAATTTATTAAAGACAAATCATTTACTGAGGATAAATGGACAACATTGATTAGTAAAATTCGTAATGTTGAAGAAGAAGTTTATTATCACGCAGAAACATATACCTACAAAGGATGGGATATAGACCTTTGTAATATGTGGCATAAGTTCTGGTATTCAGCATGATAGTTTTGCCAGAAAATCGTAAGGCGTACCTCAAATCTAAGCCAATGGCATACCAAAGTGGTTGGTTGGCTTGTGAGTCTGGAGTAGCACATAAAAAATTAAATGTTCCAGAGTCAGTTAATCAGCTTTATACACAAGGTTATAGCGATTGTTTCGCCAATACTGAATGTTTACAACAGGAGATAGCATGAAACTAGCATTATTCGGTACTAAATACCAGATGATACAACAAAGATATAAACAACATAAGTACAAGGCAGATAGACGACCTTATGTACAGATGATGGTTGAAAAATACCATTCAACACGATATGACCATAAGTTTTTTGTATTTGGACTTGGGGTAGGTTTACTGCCTTATATAGTTCACATGAACCAATGGCTTAGATGACTATAAATTTATATGTGTCACTTAATGGCACATCAAATGACACCTTTATTTGCGAGATAGATGGTGAAAAGGTTGAAGAAATGATGATGGCTTACATAGAAGAAAACCATCCTGAACTTCAGCCAATGAATGATGATGTACTAATAATCGTTCCTAATGATTTTTAACGAGGGAGATAGAAATGGAAATAAAAAAAGAAAAAAGAACACTAGCACAAGCAATGCTAGATTTCAGAGTTAATGTGGACTCTGTAACAAAGGACTCAGACAATCCTTTTTTTAAAAGTAAATACGCTTCATATAACAATGTTCAAGAAGCGATAAATCCTACTTTAGATATGCTAGGTATGTGTGTTGTACAAGCACCTATGATTATTGATGGTGTAAATGTTTTAAACACTAAGATATATTTGGCAGACAGTCCGTCCGACACGATTGAGTCTAATTTACCTTTATTAATGCCTAAAAATGATATGCAAGCACTAGGTAGTGCAATTACTTACGCAAGAAGAATATCTTTGGTTTCATTATTTGGACTAGCGGCTGAAGATGATGATGGTCATGAAGCATCACAACATCCTTCTGTACCTACTTGGGAAAACCTAAAGGAAAAACAAGATTATGTTATTGATGCAAAAATGTTTATTGATGATGGAGAGATGCAACAGGCTCAAAATTTATTAGCAAAAGCAAAAAAACATAAGGACAAATCTATTGAAAGCAAAAGAGAGTCTAGTTTGTGGAGTGGTATTGGTAAAGAATATCAAGTCAAATTAAGAATGTTTGACAAAGAGAAAAAGAAACAACAACAGGTAGCCTAAAAATTTCTCAGTAGTTGTCTGTTATCTACATTGTTGAAAAACAGTCAAGGCAAGGGTGAAAGAAACATCCTATATTGCAAGTCTAACCTGTACTTGTGCTAAGAAAACAGGTTATTTTTTTTAATAACTATGGGAGTAGTAAAAATGGAATACGATAATACAAATCGTGGCAGTATATGGATGAACGATAAGAAAGAAACAGAAAATCATCCAGACTTTAGAGGCAGTTTAAATGTTAATGGACAAGACTTTTGGGTATCAGCTTGGAAAAGAAAAGAAGGTGCTAATCCAAAATCACCAGCTTTGTCTTTTAGTATACAACCCAAAGAAGAAAGTATTGGTCAAATAGCTGACACAAGCCAAGAACCTAATGACTCTATACCTTTTTAATTATGGAAACTAATGTAGCAAACTGGACTAAAGAGCAAGGTAAATATGTCATTACCCTTTCCAATGGCAAGAAGATTACTTCTAAAATCTTATCTGATAAGGTAAAGATAAGCAAATTAAGTGCTAATGGAAGGATTAAAGAGTTTATTGAAACTGGCAATGAAAAAGATTTATTAAGGGCTAAAGGCGATAGACGGACTGTCAAAAAAATAGAAGAAGTATTTGACGAAAGATATTATTTAGAGGGTGATATTAGAATGCTCTTTGATAAACATTGGAAAACAATAGCATCAGCGACATGAAAGAATATCTAAACAAAAATGAAGCCTCAGAGTATATGTGTATGTCTTTATCTGGCTTTAAAAAATTAGTTATAGATTGGAAAATACCTTCTGGTAAAGTTCCTGGTGGAAGAATTATATATAGAAAGTCTGACTTAAAGAAATTGAATGAGCGTTTTTTTAATGCCCCAGATATGAAATTACAAGTTTAAATTACCCATAGAGTCTTTTAAATATTCAGGCGATAGATGTGCATATTGTTCTGTTGTCTGAATACTAGCGTGTCCTAACAAAACTTGAACTGTTCTAATAGGTACTCCGTCCATAACTAAGTGTGAAGCAAAAGTATGTCTTAGACAATGAACACCCCATTTTCCACGCTTAATACCTACTTTTTTACATATCCTTCTAAACCTAGTTTTTGGCATATCTTTATGTACCCTAGGCAATACATATTCTTTAGTTAAATCAAATCTATTAAGTGATGCTTGGGCTTCGTCAGTAATCCTGACAAACCTCCATTTACGACTTTTAGTCCTATTACCTGCGGTTGATATAATATAAATAGAATTATTTTGTATATCTTCTACTTTTAAATTATAAAACTCTCCCATTCTTAGTCCAGTATTGGCAAGAAATTTCCACCAATGGCTATATAAAGTATCTTCTTTATATATTAATTGTAACTCATCCGTTGTAAAGTATTTAGGTGGTCTGCTTTCTTCATTTGGTATTTCTTTAATTTTAAAATTAGGAATTTTATATCCATCTGCTTTAGCTTGATTAAGTAATGCTCTTAATATAGAAAGTTTTCTATTAATCGTTGCAGTTTTTATTTGACCTTTTTTTAAACCTATAAAACCATTAACATCATTAATCGTTATCTCATGTAGCATTAGGTTTTTAAATAGTGGCTCAAAATCAAATAACAAAGTATGTTGACTGGTTTCATAACTGCTTGGGTACTTTAATAGGAACTGTATAAGATATGTATTAACATAATCTGAGAAGTGAATTTCTGGTGTTTCGTGGTCATTTTTGAGATAAGTTAATTCATATTCTTTCTTTCTCATTTGGGCTTGTGCTTCACGCTTAGAAATATCCCCTAATGACTCTCTTTGTCTTCCAGTAGGGTTAGACTGTGTAGCTAGTCTTAAATCAGAGTAATCTAGGTAATAATACTTGCCTCTACGATATATCCTAGCCATAAAACTGTGCCAAATTGTGCCATAATTATCCCCAATTATAGCCAATAAAGACTATTTATGTCAAATAAGGAATTATAGAGATATAAGTCTTACATACTGAAAACCCCTCTATACAAGGGGTTTAAAGCGTATTATTTGGTGGGCACTATTGGACTTGAACCAATGACCTCCGCCTTGTAAGGGCGAGACAAACCCTAAAGCACAAGGCTTAATTGGGAAATGAGCCAATTATGTGCCATTTCCTATATCATTTAACTCTTTTTCTGCATCTTCAAATGCAAATTCTTGAGCCATAGAAATTACTTTATTAACTTCCTCTTTTGGCTGATGAACATACAGCAAATTAAACAAACACGATAATATACCAGCAAAATGTTGAGGAGTAGGATTATCTTGAGTCTTAAAACCTAATTCCTCAATTAAATCTAAAGACAAATCATATCCTTCTTGATAATTTTTTTGTGTAAATTTACTCATCATCTAACCTCTCAAAAATTTCATATTGAATTAATTTAACTCTTTCAGCAAATTCTCTCTGCTCATATTTAGATATATCTATCTCAGATATAAGTTCTGCAAAACGATTAATTTTATTTTGTATATAATAATCTATTACTCCAAGTCTATTCATTTTTCTGCTCCTTAATCAAAATGTATATGGCCACTTAAATGGAAACTTGAACCCCAATCCATGAGCCATCTATCCCAATCATTTCCATCATCAGGTATGACATTAATAAAATCAATATCACTTTTGTCTAAATAATCCCCAGTATCTTTAAATATAGCTTCCTCTAATATATACATTTCACCTTCTTGTATAACTGAGGTTGCCTTTACATTTCTAGGTACTAATTCTTCAATTTTAGTTTTTTTAATCATTAGTCATCCCCATATTCATAAACAATAAAATCACTGTTGTAACCATCTTCGGGGTCACCTACTAGTGTATGTGTAAATTTTCTAGGTTTTAATTGGCTTGATAAAAAGTCTGCTATATCTTCAAACACTTCATCATCAACAAACCAAAACTCAATAAAATCTTCAAAACTATTAACCTCACAACTGTCTGTTTCACAAGTGCTTTGGTAAATCCATTTATTCGTTTTATTGTCGTATCGAAATTCTGTAGGATTATTTCTAGCAAAATTCTTAAAACTATCTTGCCAAAAATCACCATTAGGAAACTTTAACGCTGAATTAACATAAGGCTCATCATAATAATCAACATCCCCTGTAGGGGCATCATATTTATCATGAGCACCAGTCACCACAGAATATTCAACTGTTCCTGTATGTTCTTCAATTTTTGCCATTTTTCTGCTCCTCTATTAAGTCTTTAAAAATTTCTCTAAATTGCACATCTACACGCCTAGCAAATTCATCTTGATTAAAAACATCAATATATATGCCTTGAACGGCCTTTTTAAATTCTTGTGTCCTATCTTCATATTCAGACACAATACATTGGGCAACTGATAAGTCACCCCTTAAATCATCAATAATATTTGCTTCATAAACTTTACTCATTAGTAATCTCCTGTATCACTTAAAAAACCTTCTAGCTTTTCAACTATGTCTAATTTGCCACAAGCATGACCATATTGAAAAGGTAAATTTGCAGATGCAAGTTCTTTTATTTCTTCCTTGCATTCCTCTTGCCAAATAGCCACAAAATCATGTAATTTATCAACTATGGTTTCGTTATCCATATTTGGCCAAACTTCAATCTTATGATTAATAATCATTATTCATCCCCCTCATCTTCTACAATTTCAACATTGTAATTATTAAAAAACTTTTCTAAACTAACTCTATCTTGTTGGACAATCCATTCAATGCTTAAATTGTCATCATAAGAATAGATAATAAATTTCTTGCTATAAACTCTCATTCTTCCTCCTTAATTCCATTTACAATCGCTTCCCTTTTATGTAACTTTTTTGGAAATTCATAAAAAGCATATAAAGGCGTAATCAATTTATCTTTTTCTTGTCTAGTTAAATTGTTATTCTGCTCTATACAATCTTCAAGATTGTTAATGTAGTCATTATGAAAAATCTGATTAGTTTTAAAATAATTTACAATCATATTTTTGCCTCCTATAATTCAGCTTGATAAAACAATTCATCTGTATTTGGGTTTTTATCAAAAAAACTTTGCATTTTTTCACCTAGATACATTCGTGCAATCCATTCATGAATGTCATACATACCACCATTCCACTCTGGAATAAAATCTTCTCGACTTAAAGTGTCAACATCACCATCACCAATGTTGTATGTTTCTTTAAGCCATTCTGGAAAAGACTTATATGGTAAGTAGTTATTATTTTTAAAATTATGAGTTTTATGCCATTTTTCAAGACAATCTTCCCATTCAAAATGTAAGTCATACCAGTTATAGTCTTTATTCTTAATTTTGAAGTCTAAAGCTTTTCTACAAATCTCTATACCTTTAGTTTTTTCAAAATTCTCTTTACTCAAATAGTATGGAATATAATCAGTTTCTTGAGGCTCTGCCCCAAAAAACTCACCATCATCACTTGATTGTATAGCGAACCAAAATTTACCTTCTATATCACCATCATAATATCTACCCATTTTTACACCTCATTTAATTATATTATTATTATTATTTAATTATATTACTATTATTAAGTTTATGCAAACCCTTAACAATTATAGGCATCTTATCATCTTATTATTGGTATGTCAAATTAATATACCATTATTATCAATTAACTACTATTATGAATATCTATTAAAAGTCAATTACCTTTCTATTACCCTAGTTATTACACTATTAACAATGTATTACAACTTTTTGTATTTTTTTGAGCCTTAAATATTTTTTTTAAATAAAAGTATATTATCATGGTATATCATGGTATTATATAAACTCATTAAATAAAAACAGAGGTATAAACAAATGGAAAAATATAAAATAATTCGCATGTATTTCAATGATGAATACCCAACTAGAACTATTAAAAAGGGCTTGACTAAAGAAGAGGCTATGGCACATTGTAATGACATAGAGACATCTTCATCAACTTGCACTAATTATAGTGGCATAGCTAGAACCAAAAAGAAGGGTGCATGGTTTGACGGCTTTACAACTCAATAAAGGGGGATATTATGAAAGATTAAAAGCGGAGAATATATACTTAAAAACCTAAACTAATAATAGATATACTTAAAACAATATAATAGAGGACATTATGAAAAACTTTACAGTAAGATTAAACATATCAATAGAGTCAAATTTTGATGTAGAGATTGAGGCTGACAGCCATGAAGAGGCAGAACAAATCGCTAAAGATATGATATGGGATGATGAGTTAACAGGTGATATTACTGCTAACTCTGAGATAACAGATGAAAGGTATGATGCGACTCAAGAATTTGTTTGTTCTAATTGCAATCATCACTTTACAGAGCGTCAAATGACAGATAAAGAAGCCTGTCCAAAGTGTGATACACCAATACCAGATAATGAGTTACTATACTAATAGGGGATATTATGAAAGAATATAAACTAGAGCCAAAAGAATGGGTAAAGGAATACGCTCAAAATATTATGGAAGATAAAAATATAAAAATACTTAAAAGATGGAAAGATAATAAAGACTGGTTTTCTGTTAGTCTTGATGATTGCCTTGATAAACTTGAAGGCAATATCAATCTGTCTAATACTGAAATCATAGAGGCTTTAAAAGAAGGGGCGACTTTACAAAGTTTTAGCGCTCTTTATAAAGCTGAATAAAGGTGGACATTATGAACTTAGAGCAATTTTTAAAAACTGAATACGATATAAAACCATACTCAAATCTTTATGACTTATCTATGGATATACATTGTGATGTTGGTTATTCAGAATTGTATGATGATGACTTGCTTAAAGCAATCTCAAACATACAGGGAAAGAAACTATCATCACATGATAAAGAGGAATGGTTCAACGCTAAAAATGACTGGGAAAATTCCTAACAACACCCAAACAATAAGCCCCCTTTTTAGGGGGTTTTTTTTCGTCCTTAATACTTTGCTTTATTCCATCAATTAAAGCCCCTTAAATAGAAGATATAAAGCCCTCAAAAGTAAAGCTATAACACCCTAATAATAGAAGTGTTTGGAGGCTCGCTTAAATCCCCCGTATGTAGATAAGTAATATAATAGAAGTAAAATATATAGTAATAGAGTAATCGTTCATTATTGGGCGTATTTGATACTTTGAAATGGATAAATATTTACTATCCCACGCTCATTTATTCTCATTCTGATTGATTAATACTAGCTATAATGCTTATAAGCCCTTGATATATAGGCGTATTGGTATATATACAAAGCCCCTTTAAAATATTATTGATATGATTACAGACACGGGGGGAGGCTCATTGCTATACTGTGTATAAATTTCTATACCCCTCCCACAAAAAACCAAATTACAAAAATAACCCCAGAAATTAAACCTATTTACTCATTGTATTAGTCTATATAGCCTTTATAGTATACTTATCTAATATACTTTAGCCCCTATAAGCACTTTTTATAAAATAAAAAAAGCCTGATTTAAAAGGAAAAAATGAACTTCCCTCACGGGTAATATAAAAAGTGTTATTTTGGTATACCCAGTCTAATTAAATAGTGTAAATCTGGTATAATATAAGGCATGTCAAAAAAAGAGAAAAGTAAAAGAAAAGGTAATCCTGCTCTTTATAAAGGGATGCCTTCTTTAAACCCTGCGGGTAGACCTAAAGGCTCGGTTAATAAATATACTGCTTTGGCTCAAGCGTTAATGAGTGAGAATGCTGAAGAGATTGTAGCTACTGTTCTTCAAAAAGCAAAGGATGGAGATGTGCATTGTTTAAAGATGTGTATGGATAGGATTTTGCCTGTTCATAAAGCAGTAGACCCTAATCGTATGAAGAACGATGCTCAAGTGATTATTAATGTGGCTTCTATCGAGTCTATAGAGCAGAAGGCTAGTGAGTTTGATAAAGCTGAACTCGTAGAGCCAGAAGAACAAAGTGATGATGAAGTAATTGCTAAGATAGATACTTCACCCATGACAGAGAAATTTGTTTCTTAAATGAATTGCTGGCATTGTACAACAGAGTTGATTTGGGGTGGCGACCACAGTTTGGAAGAAGATGAATGTGAGGAATATAAATTGGTAACTAATTTATCGTGTCCAAATTGTGAGGCTTTTGTAGAAGTGTATATGCCAAGAATAGAAGATGGCTGAATTAAATATAGATTTGCACCCTGCTCAACTGCAAATCTTTCATTCCGATAAGCGTTTTAAGATAGTTGCTGCGGGTCGTAGATTTGGTAAGTCTTATTTATCTGCTTGGATTCTTCTGATTAAAGCAATACAGTCTGATAGTAAGGATGTGTTCTATATTGCCCCTACCTTTCAGCAAGCTAAAGATATTATGTGGGCTATGCTCAAGGAATTGGGTAAAGACCTGATTGTCCAAGCCTATGAGAATACAGCAGTCCTCACTTTGGTCAATGGTCGTAAAATATATCTCAAGGGAAGTGACCGACCTGAAACACTTCGTGGCGTTGGGCTTTCATATGTCGTGCTTGACGAATATGCTTCTATGAAACCCGTAGTGTGGGAACAAATCATTCGCCCTACTTTAGCTGATGTTCGTGGTGGTGCTTTGTTTATAGGAACGCCTGCCGGTAAAAATCATTTTTTTGATTTGTATAAAGATGCACAAGATGATGAAGATTGGGATGCTTTTCAGTTTACCTCGACAGATAATCCTTTTTTACCAGCAGAAGAAATTGAGGCTTCTAAAAAAACAATGTCCTCTATGTCTTTTAGACAAGAATTTGAGGCATCTTTTGAGACCAGTTCTGGAGGTATATTTAAGGAAGAGTGGTTTAAATTAGAAGATGAGCCAGAAGAAGGTAATTATGTTATAGCTATAGACCCTGCTGGTTATGAAAGCGTAGAACAAGAAAGAAATTTAAAGCGTTCTCGTTTAGATGAAACAGCAATTGCTATAGTTAAGATAGATAGAGACAAATGGTGGGTTAAAGATATATTGCATGGTCGCTGGAACATCAAAGAAACTGCTAAAAAAATTTTAAAGTCTGCTTTGCTTGTAGAGTCAGCTACAGTAGGCATAGAAACAGGCTCATTAAGAAATGCTATCTTGCCCTATTTAGAAGATGAAATGCGAACTGAGGGTAAATGGGTGTCAATTATTGAACTTAGACACGGTGGCAAAAAGAAGAACGACAGAATTACATGGGCTTTACAAGGTCGCATGGAACATGGTCAAATTACTTTTAATCCTGACAAAGATTGGCGTACTTTTACTAATCAGATGCTTGATTTTCCTAATCGTTTAGCACATGACGATTTGCTGGATGCTCTTGCCTATATTGACCAAGTATCAGTAGCAGATTTTGCTCACAGCATAGAATTAGATGACGATTGGCAACCTACAGATGCTATAGCAGGATATTAATATGGATGTAGATGATATAAATTTTGATGATATGAGCGAAGAAGAAATAGATGAGATACTTGTTTACTCTGAAATGGGTGAAGATTTAGACACTAGATACCAAATTGCTTGTCAAATAATTGCTAATATGATTGCAGATATAGAATACAACAATTATTCTAATTCTGAAATGGTAGATATGACTATTTGCAAGATGTTAATTGATAATATGGTCGATGTAGAAAAAAAACCTCGTAAATATCATTAATTGTAAAATATTTTTCTATTCTATACTTATAAAACCTAATATTATGCTTATTTTCTGGTATAATATAGGAAAACTTTTCTAAGGACATTTTAGACCTTCATGGATAAAGAAACCAAATATCAAGCACTTGCCAGTTGGCTCAATTATCGCCTTGAAACATGGCGTACGCATAGAGATATAAATTATATTCCTATGTGGGATGAGTATTATCGTCTGTGGAGAGGTATATGGGATGTTTCTGATAGAACTAGACAATCGGAAAAGTCTAGATTAATCGCTCCTGCTCTTCAACAAGCAGTAGAGTCATCTGTAGCAGAACTAGAGGAAGCAACTTTTGGAAGAGGAAAATGGTTCGACATTAAAGATGATATGTTAGACCAAGACCCTAGTGAAGCTGAATTTATTCGCAATCTTCTTCAGGAGGACTTGGAAAAAACAGGATGTAAGGATGCTGTTTGCGAAGTCTTTTTGAATGGGGCAATCTATGGAACGGGAATTGGTAAGATAGTTGTCGATAAAACAATCGAACGCTCCCCATCTGAAGTGCCAGTCGCAGGCACGCTTACCACCACTCGTCAGTTAGTGGAAATCCCGTCCATTGATGTGCGTGTAGAACCTATAAGTCCTAAAGAATTTCTTATAGACCCTACTGCTAATTCAATAGATGAGGCTTTAGGAGTTGCTCACGAAGTTATTAAGCCTAGATACCATGTTGTAGAAGGAATACGCTCTGGTATATACAGAGATGTACCCCTTGATGGTGATTATCAAACTGCAAGAATTAGCTATGACCCTGAGACAAAAAGTGCTGATGAGTCTGACTCAGTCAAAATTACTGAATATTGGGGTAAAGTACCTAAACGATTCTTAAAACCAAAGGCAGATAAAGACGATTTTGAATATACTAAATCTGACGAGTTAGTTGAAGCTGTAGTTACTATATGTAATGACGAGTTTATTCTTAGAGTAGAAGAAAACGCATTTATGATGGTTGACAGACCATTTATATCTTACCAACACGACATTGTGCCTAATAAGTTTTGGGGTAGAGGCGTTTGCGAAAAAGGGTATAACCCACAAAAGGCTTTAGATGCTGAAATGCGAGCAAGAATAGACTCTTTAGCACTTACAACTACACCTATGATGGCTGCTGATGCTACACGTTTACCAAGAGGCATCAAATTTGAAGTTCGTCCGGGCAAAACTGTACTAACTAATGGCTCTCCAAGAGAAGCAATAATGCCTTTGGATATGGGAACTACAGACCCATCTACTTTTAACCAAGTAGCAAGCCTACAAAACATGATTCAAATGGGTACTGGTAGTGCTGATAGTGGTGCTGGACAGCAAGATACTGCTTCTGGGATGTCTATGATGCAAAGTGCAGCAATAAAAAGACAAAAACGCACTTTAATGAACTTCCAAAATACATTTCTTATTCCTATGATTAACAAATGTATGTTTAGAAAAATACAATTTGATGTAAATAGATACCCTGTAAGTGATTACAAGTTTATCCCTTACTCAACTATGGGCATTATGGCTAAAGAGTTAGAAATGACTCAAATGGTACAAATGTTACAAGCTATACCTAAAGATTCACCTGCTTTTAATGTTATTTTATTAGCAATGTTTCAAAACTCTTCTATTCACAATAGAGACCAAATTGTTAATGCTCTTATGCAAGGTAATGAGCCTAATCCAGAAATGGAACAGATTCAACAAATGGCACAACAGCTTCAAATGCAGCAATTACAAGCTAATGTACAAAAAACTATGGCTGAAGCAGAAGAAGAACAAGCTAAAGCTATGAAATGGCAATCAGAAGCTATGATGAATCAACCTAATGAAATAGATTTTCAACAAAAAATAGTTAAATTACAAAAAGAAGCTATTAGTATAGAAAAAACTGCTGCTGATATTGAAAATAAACGCTCTGAGACAGCAAGAAATATACCTGAAGTAGACCATCTTCAATCAGAAACTATTCTTAACCTAGCTAAAGCTAGAGAAGCTGGTCAAAAAGCAGTAGTAAACTCAAATATTCAGTAAACGATAATCATCTATGCCAAAAACAGATGACCGTTTTATCGAAGATAGATTAGCAATGATGGAGTCAGAAGGATGGCTCGACCTTGTTGCTGATTTAGAAACTATTCAGGAAAATGTGGTTAATATTGACACAATGACTGATGAAAAAGACCTATGGGAAGCCAAAGGTCAGTTGAACATTTTAAGGTTTTTATTAACTTTAGAAAATACAACAAAAATCACAATGGAACAATCTGACAAAGATTAACTCTTTGTAAGACTCCACTTTTATCACTTCATAACCCTCACGGGCGGAGAAACCATGTCAAGTATAGTAGTAGATGAAGCATCTTCAACGGATGCACCAATAACAAACGAACAGGAACAAGTAACAGAAGCAACAACAGAAGAAGTTACACAAGAAGCACAGGCGGAAGAAACTCCACAACCTAAGTTTGAAATTCCTGAAAAGTATGCTGGTAAAACGACTGAAGATTTAATAAAAATGCACCAGAACTTTGAAAAACTCCAAGCAAAGCAAACTGCTGAAGTTGGAGAACAAAGAAAATACATTCAAAGCTTACTGGAGGCACAAAATAAAGCAACAAAAACTACTCCAAATGTAGAAGAATCAGTTAATTTTGATGATGATTTTTATACAGACCCTACTAAAGCGGTCAATAAAGCTATAGAAAATCATCCAGAATTAATTGAAGCAAGACAAGAACGAAAAATCCAGCAACAACAACATCAAGTAGGTGTTTTGGAAAAAGCATACCCAGACTGGCAAGAAAGAATAGCCACAAAAGCGTTTCAAGATTGGGTGGGTTCTTCTGAGATACGAACTGAAATGTTTAGGAAGGCAGATAGTGATTATCGCCCTGATTATGCAATAGAACTCTTTGATATGTTCGATAAGGTCAATATGATTGACAAAACTAAAGAGGTACAAAAGCAAGAGACAGCTAAAAGGGATAAAGCACTTAAAGCAACTTCAACTGAGACTCGTTCTACTTCAGATTCTATAGGCGGAAAGAAGGTTTACCGTAGAGCTGATTTAATCAATCTACAGGTAACAGACCCAAACCGATACGCATCTTTAGCTGATGAAATTGAATCAGCATATGCGGAGGGAAGGGTTAAATAATAATACTATAAAGGAGAAGTAAAATGGGTTTAGGAACAAACCAAGTAACGACTTCCGTAGCCAATAACTTCATCCCCGAACTATGGAGTGATGAAGTAGTAGGCGCATATAAGTCAAATCTAGTGGTTGCTAACTTAGTTACTAAGCTATCTCACAAAGGTAAAAAAGGCGATACTATCTATATCCCTGTGCCAGCGAGAGGTTCAGCTAGTGCTAAAGCAGCAAACACAGAAGTAACACTATCAGCAGCAACTAATACTGCTATCACAATATCTATTAATAAACATTATGAGTATTCAAAGCTCATTGAGGATATTGCAGAAGTGCAGTCGCTCTCGAGCATGCGAAAATTTTATATTGAAGATGCTGGATATGCTTTAGCAAAACAAGTAGATACTGATTTATTTGCTTTAACTGAAGGTTTACAAGGTGGTACAGTAGGTGGTTCTGGAGCAGCATCTTTTGAGAAGGCTGTTATTGGGTCAACTGGTGCTACTGACTATACTGGTAACTCTTCTAACGCTGCCGACATTACAGATGCAGGTATTCGTAGAATGTTGCTAACACTTGATGATGCAGATGTGCCAATGGACAATCGTGTTCTAGTAGTACCACCAATTGCAGCTAATGATATGCTCGGAATCAACAGGTTCACAGAGCAACAGTTTATTGGCAACGGTGATGCGATAAGATCAGGGAAAATTGGTCAAATCTACGGTGTTGATGTGTTTATTTCATCTAACTGCCCTTCAGCTTCAGGTAACTCTGGTGCTGATAGAGTTGGTGTATTAATGCACAAAGATGCTCTAGTTTTAGCAGAGCAACTAGGTGTTCGTACACAATCAAGTTACATTCAACAACATCTTGGTGACCTCTTTACAGCAGACACAATCTACGGTGTTGCAGAGATGCGTAACGATGCTGGTGTAGCGTTTGTTGTACCGGGAACTTAATAGTTAATTAAGTTGTAACCCCCTTTAACGAGGGGGTTATTCTGAATTAATTAGGAGTTTATATGCCCTTCTACGATTTTAAATGTGCAGATAATCATATACATGAAGAATTACGTTCCTATGATGAAATGCAAAAAGGCATAGAATGCCCTAAATGTGGCAAACCTGCCAAAAGAATATACTCAATAAACGATGTTAGACCTAGTTATGGATATGAAATGACTAGATTTGCTATGAGAGAAAAGAAAAGACTAAGCAAGGATAAATTTAATGGACATATTTGAAGATACTACAGGCTCAGACTCTACAGA